TGTATTCTAATATCGTAGCATTAAGTAATAGTACCCCGATAGTGATGACAGTTGCTAATACTACTCCTTATGTAAATGATGCGCAAGTTACTATATCAGGGGTAACAGGAGTAGCGAATGGTAATGTAAATGGACTAACTTTTTATGTTCAGTTAGCAAGTAACTTCCCTACCACAGGTAATGTATCATTATATACTAGTGCCGGCGGATCGGGTCCAGCAAACGGTACGAGTTTAACGTATACTAACTCTCCTAATGCAATTGCAACATCTACTATAGGTAGTGGTTCGGGGTCAGGAGTAGTAGGAGGAACCACTAATTCTGTTCAATATAATGATGGTAGCGGATTTCAGGGCGATGCAAATTTCACTTGGAATGGTAGCACTTTAACAGTTACCGGCAACACTAATATTAGCAATCTTTTAAATGTAAGTAATACGATAACTGCATCTAGACTAGTTTCTAACATTGCAATAGGCACTCCTCCGCTTACTGTTACATCTACTACTAAAGTAGTAAATTTAAATGCAGACTTACTAGATGGATATGATACTTCTGTTGCTTCTGCTGCTACGACGGTTGTGGTTAGAGACGCGAGTGCTAATATATTAGCAAATAATGTAAACACTAATAGAATTTTTAATGGTACTAGTAATGTAGCAATTATTGCTGGCGGAAATGTATCAATCACGGTTGCATCAACAGAAACAATAAGAGCTACTACAACCGGTGCAGAAGTATTTGGAAACCTGTTAGCAAGTAATGTTTATGCTAACTCAGGTACTGTAGGTGCTTCTTTAGTAACCGGTACTTTAACAACAGCAGCACAACCGAACGTTACATCAGTAGGTACATTAACATCACTTGCAGTAACTGGTAATATTACTAGTGCCAACATTACTACTTCTACTCATGTAATTAGAAGTGTTGCAACAGCAATTAGTGCTGCCGGCACAGTGCAAGGTGATGCAACAGCATTAGCAAAAGATATTAATGTAGTTTCTACAGTAAGCGCAGGACAGGGTGTTAGATTACCAACAGCAGTCGCAGGTATGATTATTATTGTAAATAATACAAGTGCTACAAGTTTGAACGTTTATCCATCTACTAGCGCCGCGATTAATTCTTTAGCAACAAATGCAGCATACACACACGTAGCAGCAGCTAGTTTACAGTACTATGCTATAAGTGCTACTCAGTGGTATACTGTAGGCGCAACTTACTCATAAATAAAATAATAGGGAAATAAAATGACAACTTATGTTTACAATACAAGTAACTCAACAGTTACTACTTCAGATGCTATAGCAACTGATAGAGTACGAATAGCTACTCTTGATCCAATACTTTACGCGGTAGGGTTTCCTAACACTGCTGGTACAGGTAATATTACTGCTGCAACTAATACAACAACTGTTACCGGTAGTGGTACTAGTTTTACTACTCAGTTAGGTAAAGGCTACTGGATAGGAAATGCCACTGGAACAACAGTCGGGATAATTTCTTCAATAGCAAACAATACAAGCTTAACTTTAACTGCTAACGCGAGCGTGGCTGTTAGTAATGCTGAGTTTACTTATTCACCATATAGTGTTCCTTATGTAGATGACACATTAGATCCATCTAATTGTCCTACTGCTAGCGGAATTATACCCGCACAAACCATGGTAAATACGGTAATCGTAGGTCAAGGAAATGTAGTTACATTCGTAAGTGTAGGAGCCAACAGCCAGATTAGTATTACTGAATTAGGTGAACCACACGCAAATACAGGCACTACCGGTTACTAATTTTTATCTAACAGATAAATAGCTTTATAACATTCTCATAGGGAGAATTTTATGTGATTTATAAAATCGCGTACCGGATAGAACCCGGAAATCAAAGGAGAATATCATGGGCAGACCCCTGAAAATCGCAAAAGCACAAGCCGTTATTACTATTACTGCAACTAACGCCACAACTGAAGTGGTAACAACTAGTGCAAACTTAACTAACTTAGGCATTATTGCCGGTATGCCATTCATTCCAGCTACTACTGTAGGCGGATTGATTGGTGGAACAACTTATTACATTTTACAAGTACTCAGTGCTACAACTTTTACTGCATCTGCAACTGAGTTAAGTGCTAATCCAACTTACACACCAGTTAACTTAACAGCAACTACTGGTCAAACTGTTGCTGCTACTGTTGGCTTAGTTGATTCAGGATTCAATAATCCTACCGGATCTGCTAATACATACGGTGTAGTGGGTGGTAATACTGCATTCTTTGGTAATCAAACATTGGTCAACGTAGCTATCGGTGTCAACGGCACAGGTACATTATATGCGTATGCTACAAGTAATGTTGTTGGTGGTATAGGAACTGATTTAGGAAACACACCTGCTGATAATTCAATTATTCAGTATGTAGATTCAACCGGCGGATTAGTAACATTAGGTTATGTTGATACTTCAACCGGAGTAACTACCGTTGCAATTACAAACGCTACTGCTACTGGAAACTTTTTAACTACTTCAGGAAACGCTCAAACATTGTATGCTAATCTTCCGGTAACTTTAAATGCTAATATCGGCGGGTTAACGGCAGGAACTAATTACTTTGTTAAAGCTATTCCAAACGCTGCTGCATTTACTGTTTCAGTAACGGCTGGCGGAGCAAACGTTGCATTAACTAATGAAACCGCTGCTTCTAATGCTTTACAAGATACAACGTTATTAGCTGCTAATGCTACTGCTACTATTTCAGGAGCTTCATACTTGTATGCTACCCCTGAAGCAGGATTTATTGTTCGTCAAAAAGGTAAAACAAAATACTTAGTAACTGGTTCAACTTCTGGTTTAACTGCACCTTGTTTTACTGCTAACGTAGCAAACACTGCACTAACACCTAATACTTTCAATATTCTTGGCACATATGCAAATACTGATACAGTGTTTGTACAATCATTAAGTGACTATAGGTCTGAAGTATTCCCAACAACAGTAGCTGCTGATTCATTATCTGCTGGTACTGTATATACTATTGAATTTGTTGGTACTACTGACTTTACAGCAGTAGGTGCTTTTGCTAACATGACTGGTATTACATTCGTTGCTACAGGCGCTGGCTCAGGAACAGGTACCGCAGTTCTTGCAACAGTTGATCCTGATGTTATTGGTACATTCAATACTGCTGAAGCTGCAAACAGTGCAAACGGCTTGTTGAACCCAGTTATTTCTATTAATAAGGCATAAGGAGATAGCAAATGGCTAATCCAACATCCATGCAACAAATAAAACAAGCAGAAACAGATATAGCTGTTTTGCAAGTTAGGTTTACTAACCTAGATGAAAAAATGGATGATCTAAAAGTAGATATTTCAGATATTCGTGCTGAAATAAAAGATACCTCTGAAAAATCTACAGCCTTAATTAAGGATTTTCAAGCTGATAACGTTAAGTCACACAAAGAAATGTCTAATAAAATCTCTGCTTTAGAAAAGTGGAGATGGATGATTATGGGTGCTGGTATTGTTATTGGTTCGTTAGGTTCTTTTGCTGCAAGTGTTTTATTTTAAGTGAATAAGAAAACGGCTCTTAGAGCCGTTTTTCTTTTAAAGCTTTTAACTTATCTTGTACTAAATCAAAATTTATTGTAGAAAATAATCCTGGATGTAAAGGCTTAGGATATTGATCTCCGCCTACCCAAGCATAACCTATGTGTTCATAATTTAACAAAGGGGTAAATTCTTTTTCTACTTCACAATAAAAAGTATTATATGTAAAGTTATTGTTTACAAATTTTTGAATAGGTATAAGTTTAAATCCAGTAATGTCTATGTTCATTTCTTCTATACATTCACGAGTGAGACCTTCTAAAAGAGTTTCGTCTTTTTCTATGCCTCCACCTGGCATACTCCAACTTGGATTTCTAGCGTCTGATCTAAGCAAAAAAAGATAACGATCAGTGGTTGTACTATAAAAGAAAATACCAGCCGCTTGTTTCACTTATACCACCACCGACCAATCTCCCTCAGCATACCATCCATCTACTGATTTCATCCATGAGCCATCTACAAATCTATACTGAACGCCTGTTGTTATGTTGGTTACAAATTCAACATCTTCTGAATCTTGACTGTCAAAAGAAACTTGCCATTCTCCAGCACTTGCGTTATACTGAATTATATCATTGGCATTTGCTACTAAATTACCCCAAGCAACCGTAGTAGCATCTGCTGATCCTATAGATTCTACTATTAGATATCTCTTGCCATTAATGGGTCCTGGCAATCCTGCATTAGGACCAGTTGATAGAGGATTGATCACACTGTCTACGGGATTTAATGTATTTTGTGGTAGAGTGTCTGGATCTATGTTATAAATTAATAGTCTATCGTCTATAGGATCAGGAACAATAGTACCAACTATATCTGTTTCCATATAAGGATTTTGTAACCATATTTGTGATATTCCCGGTTTGATTGCTCCATATACGTTTAATACACTAGACCAGTATAATGAAGTATCAGGTGAAGCAGGTAAATCTAAATCTGTATTAGGAAGATAAAAAGGCTGATTAGCAGGAACCAACTGTAGTGAATTGCCTATTAATAAAACTTTATAACCGTATGCTGTGATTTTTTGTCTAGTACCTAACAATATGTCATCGTTTTGAATATCGTCTATTGTACTACCTTCATGTATGGACATAATAATCTTTTGAATAACACCCATCTTTTTAAGTTTAGCAGGTGCACTAATCCATATAGGCATATAAAACTTCCAACTTAAAACATCTATAGGATTTCCGGTGCCTTGAGGAATGCTTCTACTACTAAAAGTTATACCATCTTGATATACTACAGTTAGTGAAGTCCAATCAATGTAATTATCAGTGCTTTGTATTTCTAAAGAAGGGTTGAATAATACACCCAATTGTTCCATTAACTCTAGCTTTTGTTGATAATTAGTAGTCCACATGTCAACTGTTAATCTTAAGGTATACGGTACAGGCATTAATCTTTCTACAGTAAATGCTTGTCCCTGAGTAGTTTCATATGACTGTGTATCTTGATCATAAGCGCGTTGACGAACATTTATTCTATCTACAAAGAATGGTTCTTGCGTTCTTTTTTGATCATATTCAAGGCCTGAAATCCAATACGTAATTAAAGGAGCAGAAGGTAGGTTACTAGCACTGTTGTTAGCTATAATAGTAGAAGCTTGTCTACTAGAATCACCGTACATAACAGGAACACGAACTAAAATCTTATTACCAGCCGGATCTTTTCCTCTAGTAACTTGCCAGTTACTGAAAATTTTTCCAAATTGAATTAAAAATCGTCTTATCTGCGAATCATAATGAAAGTCTGCCAATTTTTATTCCTCTGGAGGTAACACATCAGGTGCTGGTTGTAATATTGTAGAAAGATTCTGTAATTCAGGAACTGCTTCTTCTGTATTATTTATAAAAATCTCAGCACGGTCATTTATAAATCCTGAAAGTTGTGACTTATCATCAAATGTAAAGCCGGTTTCAGTTCTTACGTTTTCAGAAATTCTTATCCATATTCTTCCGTCCCAACGATATAAAATTTGCGGCAAGTAATCTATACGTAAAAAGTAATCACCCACTTGTGGATTTTGCGGGAATGATATGCCTGCGCCTGTAGGGAATCCGTTAGGAGCAGTACCGTCACCGGTTAAGTAACCACTTGTATATCCAAATGTTTGCGGAGTAGCACGAACGATAAACTGAAATCTAGGATCACAATCTGCTCTAAAATCCATTACAGGAGTTATTTCATCTGTAAATCCTGGTTGTGTTGGATCTTGGTCCGCTGTTGCGTAAGTGTTATCTGCGGTACCATATGGCCCCGTTATTATACCTAAAGACTGTACTGATAATATTTTTGTTCCCTCAACTGATCCAGAACCAGTATCAGTTAACTCGGGCGCCTCAACCACTACTTGTAAACTAGCTTGAACAAATTGTTCTAGTTTGTCAACATGATCCATGTCCGCAGTCATATCCCAAATACTTTTCAATGACTCTTTTGATATTCTTATACCAGTGCTAGGAGTTTTATAGTTAGGATTTCTCATTGATACTACTGAAGCAGTAACAGGATTAGGCGGTCCATTTAAGTTAGCAATAACATTGTAAGGAGGAGCAGGTTGTCTATACTTTGATGACAATGCTCCGTTTTGTTCAAATGGTCCGTATGTAGGCACTATATAAAGCTTACTAGTATCATAACCAGCTTTAGGTACTAATCGTTTAGCTTCTTCTAATGCGGCATTATTAATACTAATATTTCTATTATAAGTACTTAAAATATCTTTTAAGTCTTCGGCTGTATCAAGTTCCCAGTATATAGGATCTGGAGGTAACTTGCCAATAGGAACTTCTTGTTTAGAAATATAATTTTTGTCACCATATGTAATTACATAACCTTCTGGGTATACTTTGTCGGGTTCCCAAATACCCAAGTAGTTATCTTGATTAATAGGTTCATTAAGTATTTGTGAAAACTCTTGACTGTCAATAAGAGGTTCACATTTTATTCGCCATAGATGCGGATACCAAGTTTGTGAAAACCCTTCGCTGGCATAATTGGCATCTGTTATTTGATAAAATCTTTTTAATGCTACTGGTATAGTTTCTT